ATTAGATAGCGTCCCTATCGCTCACGTGCTACTTGGCGCAGCTAACGCCAAGACAACCAAGCTAACCCACAAACAACGCAAGTTTGCAGAAGCTCTAGCCCTCGGAGAATCCAAGGCCGGAGCGTACAGGGCAGCATATGACACACACAGCAAGCCCGGCATTCAATCGCTCGAAGGATCAAGGCTTGCAGCTCACCCTAAGATCGCTCTACAAGTGGATGCCTTGCGACTGGCTGCGGAGGCAAAAAATTACGCTACCCCTCCCGCATTGCGTGCTTTAGTCATTGAAAGGCTCACGGCGCATGCCATTGATAACGACATTCCACCGGCACAACGGTTGCGTGCTTTGGAGCTACTTGGCAAAGTAACGGAGATTGCGGCTTTCACAGAACGGCGCGAGCTGGTAAAAATCACCGACTCAGCAACTGCACGCGACAAGCTACTGATCAGCCTGCGCGAAGTACTTAAAGCGCAAGCTATCGACGTAACACCGAAGCAAAGCCCGGCGAGTAACGCTGATACTCTTGAGTCGCTGGACATTCTAGAGCCGGACACGTTTCCGGCAAATGATCTCCGGACTAACGCCGACCCGGACGAAAACCCGCCGGACGACCCGCGCACCCCCTACCCCCTAGATGTGCCGGACGACCGTGCCCATATCCTTACATAGCAAACCACTCATCAGAACTAGGTCAAATTGCATGCGACCCACAAAACAAAAACCCCCAACCCTCATGAGAACTAAGGGTTTTCCCGTAGAGTAACAGGTGTTACACTACAGGAAACTACCTATACCGTGGGTAGGGGTATATGAAAATATGGCAGTAACAGTGAGATTGATTTATAGGATGACCCCCCCGGTATATAATCGGGACAAAACAGGTGGGGGGGTATTTTTTGGGAAAAATTATGACACCAGCACAGCGTGAGATCTTCTTGGTTATTGATGAGTGGTGGAAGCGATATGGCTTTGGCCCATCAGTGGACGATGTAATGACGATGACGGGTGAGACTGGACGTGGGAATGTTCATCGGAAGATGTGGGCATTGGTTGATCTTGGGATCTGCAAGGGATTGAAGAATCACGCTCGGTCTATTCGTCCAGCTAATTTGAAGGTTCGGGATATCGTATGAACGAAGTTACCGATGATGAACTGATGAGTTTATTGAAGGAATTACCTGAAGATAAATTGATGAAGGTGATCGACGGTATGGCTGGGCAGGGTGAGCATCTTCATATGATGATGGCTGATTACCTTGAGTCTTTGAAGAGGGAGAAGGCTCAGAAGGATTTCATGGCTTTTGTGAAAGTCATGTGGCCAAACTTTATTGGAGGTAAGCATCATGCGATCATGGCTCGGGCTTTTGAGAGAGTTGCTACTGGTGAGTTGAAGAGACTGATCATAAATATGCCGCCGCGACATACGAAGTCTGAGTTTGCTTCTTATCTGTTGCCTGCTTGGTTTTTGGGTCAGTTTCCAAGTAAGAAGATTATTCAATCGTCTAATACGTCTGAACTTGCAGTTGGTTTTGGACGTAAGGTAAGGAACTTGGTTGACGGTGATGTATTTCCCAATGTCTTCCCGAATGTGAGCTTGAGACATGACAGTAAAGCGGCGGGTAGGTGGGCTACAAATATGTCTGGGGAGTATTTTGCTATTGGTGTTGACGGAACGGTCACTGGTAAAGGCGCTGATCTTTTAATTATTGACGACCCTCATTCGGAGCAGGAGGCTAAACTGGCCGAAAACGACCCGTCGATCTTTGACAAGGTGTATGAGTGGTATACCTCGGGGCCAAGACAACGATTACAGCCCGGTGGGGCAATAGTGATGGTTATGACCAGATGGTCGAAGAGAGATTTGACTGGCCAAGTATTAAAAGCAGCGGCTCAAAGATCTGGCGAAGAGTGGGAAGTCATTGAATTTCCCGCTATTTTGCCTTCCGGTAATGCTATGTGGCCTGAATTCTGGGATATCAAAGAACTTGAAGCTCTTAGAGCAGAGTTACCCTCAAGTAAGTGGCAGGCTCAGTACATGCAGCAGCCAACATCTGAAGTAAGTGCGATTATTAAGCGGGAATGGTGGAAGATTTGGGAGAGAGACACACCGCCTAGCTGTGAATTTATCATTCAATCATGGGATACAGCCTTTTTGAAGACGGAAAGAGCAGACTATTCGGCTTGCACGACTTGGGGTGTGTTCTATCGAGACGATGACAACGGTGTAAATAGGCCAAACATCATTTTGTTAAATGCTTTTAAGAAGCGTATGGAGTTTCCCGAATTAAAGCAAAGAGCTTTTGAGGAATTCAAGGCATGGGAAGTAGATTCACTGATCGTTGAAGCTAAAGCCGCTGGATCGCCGCTGATTTTTGAACTTAGGGCTATGGGAATTCCCGTTCAAGACTTTACGCCGACCAAAGGCAATGACAAAATAGCGCGATTGAACGCCGTATCGGATCTCTTTGCATCAGGGCACGTTTGGGTTCCTAATACACACTGGGCCGAAGAACTTATTGAAGAGGTAGCAAGTTTTCCGTCCGGCGAACATGATGACTTAGTTGACTCGATGAGCCAAGCGTTACTAAGATACCGGAGGGGTGGATTTATTCAACTGGCCTCTGATCAGGAAGACGAACCGAAAGAGTATCGAAAGAAGATGGCGTACTATTGATGACAAAATTCTACATGGCATCGACTGTTGGGTCTTTGATTGCCCGAGATTTGATCAAGTACGCTCTCGATTTCCCGTTGGGTTCGTGGGCCAAATACTATAACTTTGACGCTATCCCAGTACACCCAAATATCTTACGGCAAGATCCGTTTTTATCTTACTTGGCCAAGAAACGAAAATTTCAAGCTGGCATTTTGCGTATGCCACCAGACACTTGCTACAACTGGCATGTAGATACAGACCGAAAAGTCGGTTTGAACATGCTCTTAGCGGATGATAATAAGAGCCGTTGCTTGTTCATAGAAGATGAAAAGCCGGAGTTGGTTTTTAAGACACGCGAACTGAAATACCAACCCAGCACGTACTATGTATTCAACACCCAGAAACCACACATGGTTCTGAACACTACTCAGTCTAGATATCTATTTAGCTTAGAGTTTTTGGATGAAGACCGTGACCTAACATTTGACGAACTTTGCACAGACATAAAAGGGTAAATCATGGCAATTGAAAAATCACTATATGCGGCCCCTCAAGGCTTGGATGAACTTGAGTTGATGGAGCAAAGTCCTCCCGTTGAGATCGAGATTGAAGACCCGGAATCCGTCACCATTAATGTGGATGGAATGCAGATTGTTATTGAACCCGATGAAGAAGATGACTTCAATGAAAACTTAGCCGAAGTACTTGATGAAGAAGAACTGCAAAGTCTTGCTGATGAATTGATCAGTGACTACGACGAGGACATTGGAAGTCGGAAAGACTGGATGCAGACTTACGTCGATGGTCTAGAACTTCTAGGCATGAAGATTGAAGAACGAACAGAGCCGTGGGAAGGAGCGTGCGGAGTGTTTCACCCCATGCTGTCTGAAGCTCTGGTGAAATTCCAGTCTGAAACCATGATGGCTACGTTCCCTGCGGCTGGGCCAGTAAAAACTCAGATCATTGGCAAAGAAACCCCCGCCAAGAAAGAGTCTGCTGCGCGAGTCGCTGCTGATATGAACTACCAGTTGACGGACGTGATGAAAGAATATCGTCCCGAGCACGAACGAATGTTGTGGGGCATGGGTTTATCTGGCAATGCGTTCAAGAAGGTGTACTTTGATCCGGGTCTGGATCGTCAAGTGTCGTTCTTTGTCCCTGCGGAAGACTTGGTTGTTCCATATGGAGCAAGTAACTTGGAGTCTTCTCCACGGGTTACGCACGTGATGCGTAAGACTGAGAACGAGTTACGCAAGTTGCAGGTGGCAGGGTTTTACGTTGATATTGATCTAGGTACGCCCGAAAATACTCTGGATGAGGTTGAGAAGAAGATTGCCGAGAAGATGGGCTTTAGGGCCACGGCAGACAACCGCTTCAAACTCTTGGAGATGAACGTAGACCTTGACCTCAAAGGTTATGAACATACGGACAAGAAGGGCAAGAAGACGGGCATTGCTCTGCCGTATGTAGTGACCATTGAAAAAGGGTCTGCCAAAGTTTTGGCTGTTCGCCGCAACTGGGAGCCTGATGATGAGAATCACGAAAGACGACAACACTTCGTCCATTACGGATACATTCCGGGCTTTGGCTTCTATTGTTTTGGCCTCATTCACCTCATTGGGGCTTTTGCTAAGTCAGGCACTTCTCTTATTCGTCAGCTTGTTGATGCTGGTACGCTGAGTAATCTGCCCGGTGGATTCAAGACTCGCGGC